TTAACCAATTAGAGCTAAAGACTTGCTTAAAGCAAATTCTGCCATCTTGTTTATTATAAGATTGAGACATTCTCCTAAGTTCCAACGTATAGTCATCGCCCTCTAGGTCGCTATTGAAATCAAAAAAGCTGAACCCCTTTCCTTTGAAAAGAGAGCTTTCGGAGCAACTGTCTATGAACTGAAAACCAGCGTTATCAATAATCAACATCTCGATATCAAAATTATGGACTAAATAAGATAAATATTTTATATGGTCTTTTAAATCCCCTCCAGCCACAGCATAGCTATGGACAAGGATATTCTTTCTTGATTCTTGATCTATCTCTAATAAAGACATCGCAAAATAATCAGAAGAAGGACTGTTACTGAAACTTGGATCGATTCCTAATATGTATTTTTTTCCTTTGTCTCCCCTTATCATAGTCGAAGGAGACTCCTTATCAGGTATCGTACACGCATGCATTTTAACGGCACTGAAGTAGCTATCGCTTCCATCAGTAAACTGAGCACAATACTCTCTCTGGAATGAAGAATGACTTTGTCCTCCTGCTTGAGCTTCGTCAATGATGGTCTTGTCTATCATATGGTCGGGTAAAGAATCCCAAGCCATTTGAGAAATGAAATAAGTACTCTCACTTTTCTCTTCATTATATATTTGGTTAGTCCAATCTGAATAAGTCTTATATAAATTTTCAAAAGTATAAGAGGCAGAACTTAAGGCTATCATCTTTGAGTCGTTAACGAATACCATCCTGTCTTCCTCTTTCATCTCTCCACTCTCGATAAGTCGATCTTCTATTTCTCTAATCTTGATGCGCTCCTTCATATCCTGAGGGGCGACAAGAAATGGCATTAAAACAGTTTTGATTATTTCCTCTGGGAGAAGAAGGAACTCGTCCAAAAGAAGAATGTTAGCTCGGAAGCCACGAATCTTTTCTCCGTTAAGAGGAATAGCTGTGATCGACCCCCCGTTAATCTGCCATTCGAATTGGTCGTTTCGTTTAGACTTAGCTCCAAATGCGTGTGCTAGCAGTTCCGCACCTTTCGATTCCACAATTTTTTCCAAGTTATTAAAAATAAATCTTGCTGTTCTGAATGTCGGACCCGCTACTAATATTTTTGTTCCGGGGTTGAATACGCATTGTAAGAAACAGAACACAGACGCTATAAAAGTTTTCCCACAACCACGACCCCATATGCACATGGAAAAATTCCTGTTCATCATGGCTTTAAGGGTTACCTCTTGATAAGGAGCCAGTTTAATTCCGGAAAGCAGCTCGGTCGAAAAGCCGATGTTGGAGCTTAAAAACTTTGCTAGAGAGATCTTCGCTTCCTTTTCTCCTAACTCGCCTTTTATCCTAGCGAATTCCTCATTAGGATTTTTTAAATTTTTTAATTCGTACTTGGGCGGACAATACAACATTTATAGTTTCTCCATGTCGTAAGCATGCTGTAGATCTATTTTTTTATAAATTTCACCATGCTCAAATATTTTTTGGACTATTCTTGACGCTTCTCTCCTACCATCTACAAATAAAAATTGGATAAACGGATACTCCTGCATTAACCGTCGTATTTGTCTCAATAAAAATTGAGGAGTTATCTTGGTGTCTTTATATATTCTCTCTTTACTCCTCGACTTCCTCAAAAAGTCAAAGCTTGTCGCATGCCTTAAGCTGCTTTCAACTAATATAACTAGATGCGAATCATGATCTCTAGCCCTCTCTATCTCCTTACCGAACCTCTCAAAATTATGAGGACTTAATGTCCCCACTAAATCAGCAAGCGATTTTCTTTCTATACGGCACTTGCATTCGACCTTATCGTTTTCGAAAGCGTAGTCTCCAAATTTTAATCCACGTACCTCAGTGGATCGCCCTTTAAATATCAATGGCTTCTGTTCTCTACTGTCGATATAAATTGTATAATCATCTAAATCAGGATTCTTCAAATCTTCAATCGAATCAAAATTTTGAAATTTATTTTCGAGCCCAAGGCTGGAACAGAGTTTGTAATAATCACCAAATAAATTATTATAAATTCTTACCGATGGCATCTTTAAACTCCTCAGTTCTATCTGAGACATGCTATATTTTATGCCTCTCTCTTTTATCCTATTGGAAATAAGGTCAGAGCAATATTGTTTTACAATTTTAGAATCTTCTGTCTCGACCCATCTTCTGAAATTCGACAACGAATTAAAGTCTTTCTTGAAATACAATTTCTTATCTTTAAACGTAATTAATTTCCCACTATATAGATCGTACCTTGGGTAATGTTTTTGGTAATACTCAGAGACAGTCAAACTATGCGCCTTTATATGGGCATGGAGAGAACGCTCCGTTTTAAATTCCTTTCCGCATTCCTTACACTTAACCATTTAAAACCTCGTCTTCTGATATTCCTAATATTTTAGCTTTGATATCTTCCATTTCTGATAAGCTTTGAATTTCCTTCTTAACTTGACTTTTTCTATGTTCAGCTAAACGTATCATCTTCTTCCGAGACTCTTCTTCTTTCCATAATTCTACTAGGTTGATGATACTTGCGTTCTCTTGGATTTGGTTCTTAAGTCTATCGCTCCTCTTCTGCTTGAGGCTATCTAGGAGCTTCTGTTGGCGATTAACGCATTGGTTATATTCCGTTTGAGCCGTACTAATGGCTTCGACAAGGGCCATGGAAATACGTCGCCCTTCCGTATCGTTGGCCGTGTCCTCTAAGAGCCCTTGTAGATGTTCTACCCGCCTTTGGATATTAGCGGCTATTACGACCTCTATGGATAACACGATGTACTGGTCGACCTCCTCCTGCGAAAGGTCGCACTTATCATGGACATATCTAACAAAACTACTTTCGAATAATTCCCTGTCGGTAATACTCGTATATGTGTTTATCTGGTATAAGAACCGATAGGTAAGAAGGTATGCTATCCCTGCATTGATATCTTTTTTTTGTTTACCCGTTATCTTGTCTTTGTCTATTCCCTCGTGAACATACTTGTTTACTTTGGCTAACATTTTGTCAAATGTCCTAGGGGGTTTGTATTCCGAGATGACAGCTTCATCAGGAGACTCGTAAAGGGTCCCAGCATCGTCTGTGTTCTCTTTTATGTAGTCACTAATACATCTAGTCTCTGCGTTGAGTTGGGTCAGCTCAGGATCTTTAAAAACGATTCTGGCTATCTCCATGGAGTTCATCATGTGCTTGTTGTTATCAACGTACTCTTCCTGTTCCTTCGTGAGTTTTATAGATCGTTTCTGATATTCTTGGGCTGGCCTTGCCCGTAGATCTCTACTGGCTAAAAAGGTCTTTACCGCTCTACCTTCTTTACTCCTGCCATCTAAACCTTTATAGCCCGCTGATTGAATTAGGTCATACAAAGAAGGTGGCGGATCTGAAGAATTCCACGTCTCTAAGATTCTTTGCTTTTGTTGCGAGGATAACTCTACTATATCTTCATTCATAAGAAATCTATGTCACCATTTTTCAGAAAGTCTTTGGCTTTTTTTATAATGGATTTTTTTAAATTTTTTATTTGTTTATATCCGGGTGATCTATTCTGCTCGTTTGTTTTGTAACCCATTCTCTTAGCTGCTTGACTCTCTGATAAATTTTCTATGTATAGCAGACGATAGACCTTCCACTCTATAGGCTTTAAAACATCTTCCATCTTCTGATTAAAAACGACAGTCGCTTTCTCTATATCTGTGGACTCATTGAACCTATTATAGACTTCTTGAGAGTGGTTTTCCAAAGAGACAGGTAATTTTGCATTGTATGCTATTTTTTTATGTTTCTCCCAGTTGCTATAAAGAGGGCAATCATTGGTTTGCTTACCGTAAATGGCGCATAAGTCCTCTCCTTCTGCTGCGGCACACCTGAGACAAGGGCGTGTGTAATTGCCATAATTGTTCCTAATTAGGTTCTTGATTTGGTTAGAAATTATTCTGTTAAGCCAAGGGCAGAGCGGTTTCTCAGGATCGTAAAGATCCCATTTCTTATATATATGAATCCTTAAAATTTGAGAGACATCATCAAAGTCCATCCACGAAAGAGCAGTTAGATTCCACTTGTTCTTTCGTTTTCGGATCTCTTGATCTATCTGGTCGATGCACTCTTCAAACTTTGGGGAATCCTTGCGACGTCTCTTACCTCTCATTCGCCAAGATCTTTATGGGGATTTCCCCCTGCCTCTTGTTTCCATTGTTCTAAGAATTTTTTTCTAGATTGTTTGGTTTTTCCTTTTTCTCTTGTGAATCCCATCTGAGGGGCATTGGCTAATTCTCCGAATGTAACTTTATTCTTAAAAACGTCTATTTCTACGTCTAGTTTGTCGATATCTGGCATTTCGAAATCAGACTCTGTGTCAACCTCCTCCGGCGGGGCCACGGCTGCTGGGAGCTGTTTCGCTACTGATGAACTCAAAGGATTTCCACATGACTGGCAGAAATTAGGCTTTTTTGCGGCATAATTGATTGCCGTACCGCAATCTGGGCAATAAATCTTCATTTTATAATTATAACTGTTTTTTGTTAATTTTTCCAAACTAAGTGTTTTCTAAAAGAGTGTAATTAGTTCTAGGACTATTACACATGGGAAAGCCACTTTTCACATTTAAGACCCCGGAGGGGGTGGAATATACCGTAAAAAGGAGAAAGCCTGACAAGAGGATGAAGTGTGTCGGGCTTTGTGACGACCCCACAGAGAAAGAGCCTAAAATATATATTAGTCCTTATCTTACGAGACAAAGCGAACTCAATACCGCAATACATGAATTCGCTCATGCTTTTTTCTGGGACAAAACAGAAGAAGATATTTACAAATTTGCGAATACCTTAAGTAGGTATTTGTATACACATAGAGGATGGAGAATCCCAAGGAAGAAAAAACATGCACAAGTCTCACTTAAAAACCATAAATGAAACACTAGAAAAAATAGGAAAAAAATCCCTCCTAATAATAGACCAAGATAAAAATAGCGAAGATCACGCAATGGCCATTAATAAAATGGCAAAAAGTTGCCATGAAAGAATAGAAAAGATACTTAGAGAACTAAGAAGATGAGATTCCTAATCAAATATTCCAGCGTAGTCGCTTTTGCAATCGCTTGGACTTCTGGAATTATTTGCGGGACACAATGGAAACATTCTTCATATCAATCAAATTCTAAAAAGATGGAGTATGTTATCATGCGCCAACAAAAAATGATTGAGGATAGAAATGAAGCCATCAATAGGAGCCTAGTACTGATTCACAAATTAATCGAAGACAACAAGAGACAAGAAATGCTAATCAATGGGCTGTCGAAAGAAATCGAAAAGCTATCGGCTATATAATAAGAATGGACGATTCATTTCTTCTTGAGCATAGAGATTGGGTGAATCTATTCTTTTTTACGGCAAGCCTAGTAGTCGTATCTTGGATCTTATACATGAGAGAAAAAAAATGAGGAAAATGAATTTAAAAATGATTCAGTGGCTCGATATACATTCGGACATAGAATCAAACCATATAAAAGTTCAAAAAAGTTTCGAAAAGAAATTCGAGCTAAGCAGAGATGAAGCAGATGTTATGATTCACGCTTGGGAACGAATAGAAGATCACCGTGACTGGGGGGATATTGATTTTACCGGAAAGATCGGTTTCCCCGTAAATGGGGGTAGATGACTTGCTTTAACATTTTCAAAATATTTTTTTCTCCATTTTAGCCAATCTTCATAGCTAGTTTCGTTTTTCATTCGCTACTTTGACGACCTAGTGTCTTTAATTTCTTAGATACAAATTTAACCAATTCAGATCTCATTATGTCTTCCTCGGTGAATTGAAAAGTATGAATTCCATGCTCCGCACTCTCCTCGTCTGAGAAAACCTTGTAAATTTTCTCGAACGACCCTCCGGTCCCTGATCTAAGATCTGTTTGCATTGGGTCGGCTAATACAAAGCATCTACTGTTTTTACCCATCCTAGTGAGAACAGTTATGATTTCTTTTTGTGTCGAATTTTGTGCTTCATCTAAAATGATGCATTTGGAAACCCAGTTCATGCCTCTGGCGAAATTGACGGGGAACATACTGATCCTGCCTTCGCTTTCCAGCTTCTCCGCACGAGACTCCGTTAGTAGCTCATCAAGTTTGTCCAAAAATGGAAGATTGTAGAATCGGAGTTTGTCTTCTGCACTTCCGGGTAAGAATCCAAGTTTAGCCTCGCTGCTCTCTACTGCTGATCGTAGATACATAATATCACTAATAACCTTCATATTTAACAATTGAAGGCTACAGTAAACAGCTAGGAGTGTCTTTGCCGTTCCTGCGGGTCCATTAACGAAGAGAACTTTGGTGTCTTTGTCTAATGCAATCTTGAAAAACTCTTTTTGCCTTTCAGTCCAAGGCAATTGGTTGACCTTAATCTGTCTTCTTATAGGATTAGAGTTTGTTATGGCCGGATAAAGAACCTCCCCTATCTCCTCCCTCTCCTCTTGTTTCTGTTTGGCCCTAGAATTAGTACGACGAGTGTTTTTTTTCTTCGATGGCATCCTGTATTTCTAATTACACTATGAAAACCAGCCAGTGATCGATAATCTTTTTGTTTTAATTCCGGGTACAACGTGAGATACAAAGTGGGGTATTCCATCATTGGAAGGAATATGGAACATTGTTAGTCGATTGAATTTCGGTGTTACAGTCCGGGTGACTGTTTTATAGTCGTATTCCATCAAATGCAAATTTCCTCCATGTTGTGTTTTCCATTCCTTTGTTAAACTGTATACAAAGCCAATTTTTCCCTTGTTTAAGTCATGGTGGGGAGAAAGAAATTGAGTTCCCACGAATCTACTCGCAAATAACTCCGGACTTTGAGAAACCTCCTCCCCGGTAACTGTTCTAATAAGATTTAATACTTCAGGAGAGTGCAAGAACCACTTAAATTGACATTTAAGACAACTACAACTTTGATTATGTTTGGTTGTTCTATCAAAATAATATGAGAATGCCCCCGTTTCAAAAGATGCAAGGGTAAGGCCCTCCATTTTTGTTATTTCTTTTTCGTTATGAGGTATTCTCCTTAAATGAGTAGGTTGCCCTTCGTTTACGTTATGAGCCAAGAAGCTAGCTGACCACCATGTTTCATCCATACCCCCGTTTAAAAAGTCATAGATCTCATTAGCAGCCTCTTCAGTCAAAAAATCAAGTACCTCTACAGCCCTTTGCTCTTTAAACTCCTCACGGAGTTTTTCTAGATCTAGTTCAGGATTTATCATCTAAATTCCCTTAATAAAGGGTACGTAACATCATATGTGCCCCCTCCTCGGTGAGGGGCCTCGACCAAGAGAGCGTTAATAAAGAACCTCATGGTATAACGAATCTCTTTTCCGTATGTAGTTGGGGAGTGCCACGAATCTGCGGAATACAGAACCATCCTGTTTTGAGCAGCTTGCATCCTCATAACTTCTTCATATTTACTTCGATGTTTTTCAATCTTCTCCTCTAGATCGGCATCCTTCTTTCCGCTATGCAATTTTCTAGTAGCTTTTACTTGGTCAACAAAGGCTGCATTACTGCTCGTATAATATTGATGTTCTCTTTTGAGTCTATAAACAGAAGTACCAGTGTCTTCTTCCGGAGTTTCTGATAAATAAATAATAGAAGCAGCTAGAGAATCATCATAATGGATTAACCCTTTATTTAATAGATGATCAGGGTCTTCTTGTGGTTCAATTTTATTAAAATCCACCGATAAACTAAATGTCGTGTCAATAGGACATGCTTTTGTATCCCAGAATAGGCTAAAAATCCTTCCCTGAGCCCATTCGCATAGTTCTGGATGACTATCAATTAGAGGTTCTGAAATTACCCCCGGATAATTTTGTCCTTCTATTTCTTGGTATTTTGCATTCTTAGCTA